TAAGAGGTGATACTGCTTCTTTCAAAATGTATGTTCAAGACGATGCAGGCGATCCATTAGTCATAAACGACTGGACAATTGAAATGGATTTTTATCGTCCATCTACAACTAGCGTTGTTTTAACAGTTACACCAGAAGCAGATGAAGACGACGGTCCAGGAGAATTCACAGTCTATCTAGAATATGATGAGACAGAACTTCTTGAAACAGGTGATGAATTTGATATTCAAATGTCAGCAACATCAAATACCATCGTTTGGACAGTTCTGCAGGGTACTGTAAAAATGATTGAGGATATTACAGACTAATGGCTACAGCAACTGTCATACCCACTGACAGTAAGAGAGTCATTGAGGTAGTTCAAACTTGTAGGTCTAGAAAAGCAACCGTCATTTCTGACCTACCCTTTTATATTAGGGTAACAAATATTACAGTTCCTAACTATAGTCCACAAAATGTACCCCCAATTGGCATTGCTATCATTGGTGTCAATAACTACATTTTATGATATAATCACAATATGGCCATCCTACCAATTAATCAGTTAAAAGCAAAATTTGAAACAGGCGATAGACCTACTGGCCAAGACTATTCAGATCTTATTGATACTACTTCATATCGTGCAGACTCACTTGGTGGAGATGGAAACAACTCAGTAACAATCAACGGTATTGAATCAGCGACGGTATTTGACACAATAGACACATCTACCTGGAGAACAGTTAAATACCTTATCCAATTATCTAATGCTTCAGGAAGTGCTTATAGAAGCACTGAAATAAACTTAGTTTTTGATGGTACCAATCAAAATATTACAGAATTTGCCTCAGTAGCAAACACTGGAAATAATGTAGGAAATATAACTGCTAGTTTAAATTCTGGTACAATTAGCATGACGGTGACACCAACACTAACGCCGATGACCATACGGTATTACCGCACTGGTTTGAAGGCATAGACCCACAAGGAGATAAAGAATGGCAACAGTCGACAAAGCCTTTCGCATCAAGAACGGCCTGGTAGTAGAAGGATCATCTGCTACTGTTAATGGCTCTAATGTTCTTACAGAAGCGAGCACAGAATTCTTGCAAGACACTACGGCGGCCATGTTTGATGGCGCTCAAAGCGGAATTTCATTTAGTTACAATGATACATCAGGAAAAATTACTGCTACAGTATCAACAACCCCAACATTTGCAGATAGAATCATCTTTGAAGGAAATACACCAGATGATTTTGAGTTAACACTTCTTGCACCAGAACCAACACAAGATGTTACAGTAACTCTTCCAAATGCAACAGATACTCTTGTAGGTAAGGCTACAACAGATACATTTACAAACAAAACTTTTGATACAGGTGATACAGGAAACACATTCCAAATTCAGAATAATACAATTAATTCATATTCTGGCTCTGGAAGTACAGTTATTCTTAATAATACCCCAACAATTTCTAGCCTATTTGTTAACTCTGGTCTTAACCTAAATGGTTCAACAACTGGACACACACAACTTTTGGCACAAAGCACTGCAAGCGGAACAATTACATTCCCAGCAGTTACTGGAACTGTCGTTACGACTGGCGATACTGGTTCTGTAACAAATACAATGCTTGCAGGTTCAATTGCAAACGATAAACTTTCAAACTCTTCAATACAGTAAATGGTGCATCAATTTCTCTTGGTGGAAGCCAGACAATTACTGCAGTAAATCCAAATGCTCTTACAATTGGCACTGGCCTTTCAGGAACATCTTATGATGGATCTTCAGCGGTAACAGTAGCAATTGACTCAACAGTAGCAACAACATCTGGAACACAAACACTTACAAATAAGACTCTTACATCTCCAGTTGTTTTTGAAGGTGCAACAGCAGATGACTATGAGACAACTCTTACAGTAGCAGATCCTACTGCAGATCGCACAATTACTCTTCCAAACGTAAGCGGTACAGTAATTACAACAGGTGATTCTGGAACTGTTACAAATGCAATGCTTCAAAATTCAAGCATTACAATTAATGGAACTGCAACCGCTCTTGGTGGATCAATTAATATCACTGCTGGTGTTTCTAGCGTTAGTGGAACATCAAGCCAGATTGCAGTAAGTTCAACTACTGGTGACATTACTTTATCTCTTCCAAGCGCAGTAGTATTCCCAGGAACTGTAACACTTAATGCAGATCCACAGAGTGCTCTTGAAGCGGCAACTAAGCAATATGTTGATGCCGTTGCAGAGGGACTACATGTTCATGCTTCTGTAGTAGCAGCAACAACTGCAAATGTTGATCTATCAACTGGCCTTGAGGCTGGAGATGTAATTGACGGCGTAACTCTTGTTGCTGGTGACCGTGTTCTTGTTAAGAATCAGAGCACAACATCAGAAAACGGTATCTATATTGCTTCAACGTCTGGTGTTGCAGTTCGTGCAAGCGACTATAACACAGCGTCAGAAATTGATCCAGGTGACTTTTTCTTCGTAACTGGTGGTACTAATTACGATAATACTGGCTGGGTACAAACAGCAGTAGTAACAACATTGGGAACAGACCCAATTACATTCGAACAGTTCTCTGGTGCTGGTACTTATCTTGCTGGTAATGGATTAACTCTAACTGGCAATACATTCAGCATTAATACTGGAGTTACAGTAGATCTTAATACAGCGCAGACATTAACAAACAAGACTCTTACAAGTCCATCAATTACTACACCAACAGTAACTGGACTTAAGTTAAATGACTCAAGCATCGTGTTTGAAGGATCTTCTGCGGATGACTTTGAAACAACACTTTCAGTTGTAAATCCATCACAATTACAAACGCAGGTGTAACAAGCATTACAGGAACTGCAGATCAAGTTATAGCATCTGCTTCTACTGGCTCAGTAACATTGTCTCTGCCACAGAGCATTGCTACAACATCTAGCCCAGCATTTGCAAGCATCGGAGTAGGATATGTAACACTTACAGATGCTCTTATGGGTACTGCTACAACAAGCGTTACGACAACTAGCGCAACTGTAGTAGATTCATGGGCAGCAGCAACATTTAAGTCTGCTAAGTATGTAGTTCAAATGCGTAATGGAAATGACATTGAGGTTCTTGAGGCTCTAGTAACAGTCGATGGAAATAACAATGTATATATCACTGAGTATGCTGATGTTCAGAGCAATGCACAGATTGGTACAATCGATGCAGATTACTCAGGATCAGATGTTCGTCTACTCGTAACATCAACAAATGGTACAACAGTAAAGGTGCACAGAACGCTAATCGAAGCGTAATGTGAACCACGAAGGGACAGTGAACTTCAGTGGCAACAACCGATAGAGACTTTGTAGTAAAACAAGGCCTTAAGGTCGCCACTGGAGTTACATTCCCAGATAATTCAGTTCAAACAACAGCCTTCACTGGCTCTGTAATTACTGTAGGATCTTCATTTCCTGTAAGCCCATCAAATGGTGCAATGCATCTAGATACGAATACAAATCGTATTTATTATTATTACAGCAGCACATGGTATGCCCTTGCAAATTATGACGATACTTCTGGAGTAACAGATCACACACATAATACAGATGGCTTTGTAGAAGATGTTTATCAGTATCAAGGAAATGGCATTTTGGTATAATGGAAGTTAACTTGGAGGTTTATTGTGGCCGTTAGAATTCAAATGCGTAGAGGTTCCACCTCTGACTGGAATACCGCAGACCCAATTCTTAATGAAGGTGAAATTGGATACAATACTACCCTAGGTCAAATCAAAATTGGTGACGGTTCTACAGCCTGGTCATCTCTTGACTATATGGTTACAGATGCTGAACTTACTACAAGTCTTGGTAACTATATTGAACTTACAGAAAAAGGCGCAGTAAACGGTGTTGCTGAATTAGATTCTAATAAAAATGTTTTAACTGCATCTTCTGTAATTTTTGAGGGTGCAACAACAAATTCTTATCAAACCACAATTACTGTAGTAGAACCTACACAAGATGCAACAATTACAGTTCCAAATGTCACTGGAAATATGATTACTAGTGGAGATACTGGAACAGTCACAAATGCTATGCTTGCTGGCTCTATTGCTAATGATAAACTTTCTAATTCTGGAATTACTATTAATGGTACACCAGTTGCTCTTGGTGGAAGTATCTCTATTGCTGGAGATATTGAAGGAGTTACAGCGGGCACAGGTTTAACAGGAGGAGGTACAAGTGGTACCGTAACTCTTAATGTTGATACCACAGTCGTTGCTACCACAAATAATACCCTTACCTTTACTAATAAAACAATTGCTCTTGGTTCAAATACTGTTTCTGGAACACTAGCAGAGTTCAACTCAGCACTTACGGATGCAGATTTTGCAACCATTTCTGGCTCTGAAACATTAAGCAATAAATCAATTTCAGGTACTAGCAATACAATAACAAACCTTGCTAATACATCACTAACTAATTCTTCAATTACAGTAAATGGTAGTTCAATTTCACTAGGTGGATCTGCTACTGTTACCGCCGTAAATCCAAATGCTTTGACAATCAGCACAGGTCTTTCAGGTACTTCTTATGATGGATCTGCTGCAGTAACAATTGCCGTTGATTCTACAATTGCTACAACATCTAGTTCTCAAACACTTACCAATAAAACTCTAGGTTCTGGAACAGCACTTTCTGCAGACTTGTCAGCAGCAACTTATAAAGTAACTGGTCTTGGTACCCCTACAAATGCATCAGATGCTGCTACAAAGGCTTATGTTGATGGAGTGGCAGAAGGATTGCATGTTCATGCTTCTGTAGTTGCTGCTTCAACTAGCAATATTGCTTTGCCAACTGCTCCAGCAACGTTGGACGGCGTTTCACTTTCTATCAATGATCGTGTTCTTCTTAAGAATCAGAGCACAACATCAGAAAACGGTATTTATGTTGTAATTAATGGAGATCTTGCTCGTGCAGCAGACTATAACACAGCAGCAGAAATTGATCCAGGCGATTTCGTATTCGTTTCTGGTGGTACAGTAAATGACAATACTGGATGGGTTCAGACTCAAACAGTTACCACTCTAGGAACAGACCCTATCGTATTTACTCAGTTCTCAGGTGCTGGCACATATTTGGCTGGTACTGGACTAACTTTAACAGGTAATACTTTTAGTATTAATACTGGAACAACGGTTGATGTTAGTACTGCACAAACACTAACAAATAAAACAATTGCTCTTGGAAACAACACTATTTCAGGAACTATTGCTCAGTTTAATACCGCTCTTACAGATGCTGATTTTGCTACCCTTGCAGGATCTGAAACATTTACTAATAAGACTTTAACTAGCCCAATAATTACTGGCCTTACACTTAATGACTCAAGCATTGTTTTTGAAGGTTCTTCTGCAGATGAGTTTGAAACTACTCTAACAGTTACAAATCCAACAGCAGACAGAACAATCACACTTCCTGATGCTACAGGTACAATAGCATTACAAGGATTCATTCCAGCCTCTCTAACATGGGGAGATTTGAAGAATGGAAAGTCTGCTTAAGTAAATAACAATAGTACTTTGTAAAATTAAAAGTACTCAACCTTAACTTGATAGTTAAAGTTTATAAAATCGTTATAAATCAATTTGTTTTTAAATAAAACTTTGTGCTATACTTGGGAGTACTTTACGATTTGTAAAGTTCTAATATTATTTTTAGTGAGAGGTTCGTAAATTAAATGTCAGATGTATTTTCTTTTAGGCTTTTGGAAGAATTTGTTAATAAATATAAGGATATTGAGGCTCCTTTTGGCTTTACCGATGCAGGTGGCAACTCTTTAGGTGAGATTACCTTTATCCGTACATACTCCAGAGTCAAGGAAGATGGCACAAAGGAACGCTGGCATGAGGTTTGCAAGAGGGTAATTGAAGGAATGTATTCTGTTCAAAAGAACCATGCTAAAGAAAACCGTTTACCTTGGAATGACAATAAAGCACAGAAATCAGCCCAAGAAGCATATGACAGAATGTTTAATTTGAAATGGACTCCACCAGGACGTGGGCTATGGGCTTTTGGTACCCCTATGACGATGGAGAGACGCAATTCGGCAGCCTTGCAGAACTGCGCCATGGTATCTACTAGGGACATTGATAGAAACGATCCAGGTGCCCTTTTTGGCTGGGTTATGGATGCCTTGATGCTTGGGGTAGGGGTAGGATTTGACACCCTTGGCCAAGAAAAGGGTATGGAAATATATCCCAATACCAAAGAAGAAATAACATATGAAATTCCTGATACAAGAGAAGGATGGGTAGAGTCTGTAAGACTTCTTCTTAATTCATACCTAAAGCCAGGACAGGCTAAGATTAATTTTGATTATTCTAAGATTAGACCACTTGGTGCTCCTATTAAGGGATTTGGTGGTACCGCTTCAGGTCCAGCACCACTTATTAAATTGCATGAAACAATTCGTAAAGTTATTGGAGATAGAGCAGGAGAAACTCTTGACTCTCGTGCAATTGTAGATGTTGTAAATCTTATTGGTACCTGCGTTGTTGCTGGTAACGTTCGTCGTTCTGCAACACTTGCCTTGGGTTTGCCAGAAGATAAAGACTTTATTAATCTAAAGAATTCAGAAGTATTTCCTGACAGAAATTCATTTGATCCAGAAAATCCTGGTTGGGCATGGATGAGCAATAACTCTATTGCTGCTAAGGTGGGAACAAAATATGAAGACTATGTTGATTTAATTGCAAATAATGGAGAGCCAGGATTTATTTGGCTTGATGTTGCTCGTAACTATGGTCGTCTTGCAGATCCAGCAGATGGAAAAGACTATCGTGTTATGGGATTTAATCCATGTGCAGAACAACCATTAGAATCCTATGAACTTTGTACTCTTGTTGAGGTTCATCTAAATCGTCACGAATCAAAAGAAGATTTCTTGCGTACTTTGAAGTTTGCTTATCTCTACGGCAAAACAGTTACACTTGTTCCTACACATTGGCAGATTACAAATGGTATTATGCAACGCAATCGTCGAATCGGAACATCATTAACTGGTATTGCATCATTTGCAGATCAAAATGGCTTGCCAACAGTTCGTGAGTGGATGGACGAAGGATATAAAACAATTCGTAAATATGATCATTCATATTCTCTTGTATCACAAAATACAACTGTTGTATATTTCCCTGTTCATTCTGGACATGCTAGATCTGAAAAAGATGTCACTTTATTTGAGAAGATTGGTCTTGCTGCTACAACTCAAAAGTATTGGTCAGACAATGGTGTTTCTGTTACCCTTTCATTTGACAAGGACAAAGAGACAGAGCATGTTGCTCCAGCACTTCATATGTATGAGGGTCAACTCAAGGCTGTGTCATTTTTGCCTATGGGTAATAAAACATACCCACAGCAACCATACACTCAAATTACAAAAGACGAATATAACGCCTATGTTGGTGAGATAAAGAAGATTAATTGGTCTGCCATTTATGACGGGGTAGACAATTTAGAGGCTGAAGGCGAAGCATACTGTACTACAGATACATGTATGATTAAAATATCCTAACTGCTATAATTGGGGTAGGAGATATTAATGACTACCCCATCTAATTTATACGCAGAAAAAATCTTTGCGGAACATCCCACCATCATGTGGGCATTAGATGACAGTGCTGATTATATTAGCCTTGTTGATGAAACAGATAGAAATGTTAGTCTTTGGACAATCACAGATGGAACAGCAACAACTTCTTCAGTCGTAAATGAGCCATTTCCAGATAGCGTAACAACTGAGATAGATGGAGATGTTCCTGCAGTAAGTTCTGGCAGTGTACTATGCGTAAGTCCTAATATTGTTAATTTTACAGATTTAGACCAGACCCTTAAAACATTTTGTATTGGCGCATATTTTTATTCTCAAAGCGCATATTTAACTTCAGTATCAATCGGGTATCAATATACAGATACAACATCATCTCAAATCATACAAAGAGTAAAAACATTTGATACTAATATTTTTGAAGCATGGGGCTTTGTTTCTGGCACATTTGATATTCCAGATGAAGATACAGATTTAAGAATTGTATTAGAGTTTACATATGATCAAGGCGGATCAACATCAGATTATGTATTTTATACTAATGGAATAACGCTTGGACAATGGTCTGAAGATTTTAATACAACATCTCTTGGAGTCACTCCAATTTCATTACCATCAAATATTCCACTAACAACTTTAGAGTGTATACCTGCTGACCCATATGGTCTAGGTGGGGATGTGGGATACTATTTAGTTTCAAGCAATAATCTTAAGGCTCGTAATACTGCGTTGCCAATGGTTTATGGAGCATCAAATATTACAAGGCTAAGAGAAAATGGTGGAGAGCCATCTTTAATTATTCCTGGAAAAGGGTTTTTAAATAAAGCAGGACAATTTAAAGAATATACTGTTGAGTTTTGGATGAGAGTAAATTCAAACACTTTTGCTCCTAAAAGAATTTTTGGTCCAATATCATCAACAGATGGTCTTTATATTGAGGGTGGTTTTTTAACTTTAGTAATTGGAAATACATTTGCTTCTCACTTCGTTGGTGAGTGGTTTAGACCAATGCTAGTGCATGTTCGTATCATTAGAAATAATGCAACAGTATTAATAAATGGAGAAGAAGTTATTTCCTTAAATATTAATACAGATACTTTAGATTTGCCAGACATTCTTAATAATAGTGGAGATGATCAGGACTGGCTAGGATTTTATGCATATGAAGAGGTAAGCCCAATTGAATTAGACTGTATTGCAATCTATCCGTATTCAGTTGCAGTAAGTGTTGCAAAGCGTCGTTGGGTTTATGGACAAGGAGTTTTGTCTCCAGAAGCAATCAACTCTGCTTATGGAGGAACACAGGCTTTTATAGATTATCCATTTGCAGACTATACTGCTAATTATAATTACCCAGATTTTGCCAGATGGGATCAGGGTACGTTTGATAATCTTGTAACAACAGAAACATCAATTACAACACCAAACTACTCTTTACCAGAAATTAGCACGGAAACAAAAACACTACAAGAATTATATGATGATAATCAGGCCATTCAAGATCCTAATGATGATACCTTTATAACCTTTAGACCAAATACATCGTGGGTATCAGTTCAGCCATATTTTAATTTCCCTAGATTTAATATTATTAATGATGGTATTCATAGCATATACGGAGTATTTTCATCTGATGACCTTTTAACAGAAGAAACTCTTTTTAAGATTTATAACCCGCTAACAGGCAATTCTTTCAGTATTAGAAAAGATCTTGATGAAGTCCATTACTACCTAACATTTAATGGAGTAGAAGAAGAAATTTATACAACAGACATAATTGTACAAGATGAAAAGTATGCCGCTGGTATTCAGATTCAGGCACTTTCTAACTATTTTGGCGGTAATGTTGCTGCATTCTTTGGTAATCAAAATGGACTAAAGATGTATGTTGGTGGAGATGAGACTGGCAACTATCAGTTTACTGGGAAGATTTATTCCGTAGGATTATCTACTTCATATAATGCATTTGAAATTGAAGACCATTTTGAAACAAATGGCACTGCAATTCTTGATAGTTATTTAGCAACTGGTTCTGCTGAATCTGCTAATGCTTTAGCGCTTCTTGCCCATACAGCAAGTTATACGCTGCTGCCAACAGAAGCCTATGACACATATTACTTAGATATTGGAGTTGCGGGGTATTGGGAAGATTATTTACCATTATCATATTTTGGTCAATTTGTTACTAATCAGGACGCTGCTTCATATTACGACTTAGACTTTATTCAATTTAATATTGGCTATCCTAAACCATCAAAATTACTTGAGGGTGAAGAAACATCTTCCTGGACATATGAAGATTTATTCCAAGAATACGGTCATCCAGTTCAAAGAACATATAATGACTTAGATAACTACCTATTTACTGGCTGGAATAACTATGAAGATATGGAATCAAAATCTATTAAGTTCTATGAATATGATACCTCAGAAGCGTCAATTAGAAGTTATCTTACTTTCCAATATATTGCAGAAGGGGCAAACGCACCGCAGTCAGCGTTTACACACATAGAGCCGCCAAAAGAAGGATCTATTATTGATATTTCAGAATATACAAACTGGGATGGTACAAAGTTTGAGGTAGTTGATAATACTCTTGTTTATCCAAATAAATCAGTTGACTTTAATAAACTTGCAATTGTGTATCATTTAGAGTTCAATATCCGTGGTATCTTGACAAAGCCTATTACGCTTCGTAGACTTGAACTTGCATCGCAAGCATTTAATGATAACTCATTTAATCCAGTAGGAACTAGATTCGGAGTTGATCTATTCCCATACACACGTGCTGGCCTTTACTATGACTATAAGGCTAAAAATCCATTTAGCATTTATAAGGGTAGTACACCATACCTTTATCTGAATAGAACATCTGGAATTGAAATTCGTGGACAGTATGACCCACAAAATAGTCGTGGTATCGCTATTCCAATTAATAAAACTATTTCAGATAACTACCGTGTAAGCGCTATGCAGGTGTGGATGCGTTCAGATTTAGATAGATTCCCACTTGCAGAAACAGAATTATTTGAAATTGAATATAAAGGTGACACTATTAAGTTCTTTATGGAGGCTCTTGGAGAAGATGGTGCTAGGGCGAGAGTATTTGCAAAAAGTCTAAATACTGGTTTAGCATTTAATGGTCTTGCATATTATTGGAATGGTGTATTGGTAAGAGAGCCAGTGCTAACATTAAAGGAATGGGGCGTTCTTGGGGTATCATTTGCAACAGCCCTAAACTTTGATTTATATCTTGGCGGTATTAATCTTAATGGACCGTTGGTATTTAATAACATTGCATACTATCAGGCTAATAATCTACAGCAAGTACAAAGTAATCTTACTAGACCTTGGCTAAGAGTTCAGTCTGATGGATTGACCAGTTTTGACTGGGATTACTGGTTAAATAGTTATACATGGGAAGGTGTATTAATTATTTCTTCCTCAGAACTTTATGGTGTAGACCCATCAGATGTTTATAAGACATATATTGGTACAAACAAGATTATTATTGATGATGATCAGGGTCTTAGTATTGAACCGAACAACTTGAGCGTATATTCTCAGGTACTTTGGTCAACCAATGTCGCAACACCAGTATAATCTGCTATACTTATGGTATGAGTTCTAAAAATAATCCATTGATCAACCCAAAAACTGGTAAACCTATTGTAGGTAATGTCCGTCGTAAGGTTATTGAGAAGGACTATAACTGGGGTCTTTATGTTTATAAAAAGGCTGATGGTAAGTGGTTTACTGATGGCAATGGTAGTATTTTGAACATACCCTCTCTCCGTGGCGATATTAGCCAAATTGCAAAATTAAAGCAGGCAGCACTACATTATGGAGATGATGGCGAAGGTCAGGCGGTAACAGATAATAATCAGTTTATTGAGAATGATCCATTTTTAAAGGCATGGGATCAACTAAAAGACTTGTCTGGAATGGATACAAACTTTAAGCGTAGAACAACTAGAAATATGGCTAAATATACTTTGCCAATGGATAGTTATAATCCACGCTACCCAGCAATTAATCCAACCCCACAATACCTAAATGATGCAAATGCTTTTGCTTCTGGTAAAGAGGGTGCACAGTCAAAACAGATTAATCCTGGAACGGTATATCAAAATGGCTATGGTCTATTTGATGTTATTACACCACCATACAATCTATATGAACTAGCAAGTTATTATGATACATCTTTTGCTAATCATGCTGCTATTGATGCTAAGGTAGAAAATGTTGTTGGTCTTGGATACAAGTTTGATTTGACAGATCGCACAATGTTGCGTTTTGAGATGAACGATGATGATGAGGCTGTTGACCGTGCTCGTCGTCGTGTTGAGCGTATGAAACTAGAGGTTCGTGACTGGCTAGAATCATTAAATGATGAGGATACTTTCCAGCAAACAATGGAAAAGTTTTATACAGATGTTCAGGCCACAGGAAATGGATTCCTTGAAATTGGTCGTACAGTAACTGGAGAAATTGGATATGTTGGACATATTCCAGCAACCACAGTTCGTGTTCGTCGTTTACGTGATGGGTTTGTACAGATTATTGGTCAGAAGTTAGTATATTTTAGAAACTTTGGGGCAACTAATATAAATCCGCTTACTGCAGATCCACGTCCTAATGAGATTCTACATTTCAAGCAATACTCTCCACTTAACACATTTTATGGCGTTCCAGATATTCTATCTGCAGTTTCTTCACTTGTTGGAGACTCTCTTGCTGCTCAATATAATATTGATTACTTCCAAAACAAGGCGGTACCAAGATATATTATTACAGTAAAGGGTGCAAAACTCTCTGCTGATGCTGAAGATAAGATGTTCCGTTTTATGCAAACAGGACTAAAGGGGCAAAACCACAGAACGCTATATATCCCACTTCCTGGAGATACAGATGGAAATAAGGTTGAGTTTAGTATGCAGCCTATTGAAAACGGTGTTCAAGAAGGATCATTTGAAAAATATCGTAAACAAAATCGTGATGATATTTTAGTTGCTCACCAAGTACCTATTTCAAAACTTGGAGGATCTGATTCGGCTGCTATCGCTGCTGCTTTGTCACAAGACAGAACATTCAAAGAGCAGGTATCACGTCCAGCACAGCGTCATCTAGAAAAGATTGTAAATAAGATTATTAAAGAAAAGACTGATATTCTTGAACTTAAATTCAATGAATTGACTCTTACAGATGAAATTGCTCAATCTCAGATTATTGAACGTTATGTCAAGACTCAGGTTATTACTCCTAATGAGGCTCGTGAAATGCTAAATATGTCACAGCGTCCAGATGGAGATGACCCATTTACAATGAGTCCACGACAGGCAACAGACGCTAGGGCAAACTTGGCGGGTAACAGAGAAAGGGATGCAGAAAGAGCCAATAATGAATCAGACTCTCCTACAACTATCTCTGGAAGAAATCCACAAGGTGAAGGAAGAGCGTCTCAATAATTGAGAAAAGCATTATAAACAAATGCTATAATAATACTGCCATGACTATAAATAAAGCACACTGGGTTACTGATGGCGACAATGTTCGCTGAGGATCGTTATTTTGATCCACAGGCTAAAAAGTTTTATAGCGGAGTTTATGTTTCTGCATACGTCTCCAAAGGTGCACAAGATACCTGGGAAAAAGTACTTGATGGAACTTTGACTGGTTTTTCCATCGGTGGAAACATTACAAAGTCTGACGACATGTATGATGAAAAAATTGATAAATCAGTGCGTATAATTAAAGAGTATGACTTGCACGAACTATCGCTTGTCGACAACCCAGCAAATCAATTTGCTAATGTTATCTCTATTGAAAAGGGACAACTTGGCGGGTATTTGGCAAAGGCAGTTGTTGATACAGTTTATTGGTGCAAGACAGATGATATCGTAAGACTTTCAAAAGATTCTGATGAAAGTTGTCCATCTTGCAACTGCTCAATGCAAAACATTGGGTTTGTTGAAGATCAAGAAGATATCACAACAGTAAAGTTCTTAGTTGATAGTGCAAAAGGCATTAGAACAATTAAGATGACAAAGGAGGAAAATCCTATGACAGAAGAAACAATGGAAGTTGTAGATGCACCAGTTGCAGATGCAGCAGAAGTAGTTGAAAATGTTGAGGTTGCTCCAGAGGCTCCAGCAGATGCTGTAGCAGAGGCTCTAGTGGATGCTCCAGCAGAAGTACCTGCAGAAGCACCTGTTGCAGAGCCTGATAGTGCAGCGGAAAAGTCAGTAGATGCAGTTGTTGATACTGCAGCAGAGATTGCAAAGTCTGTTGCTGATATTAATGATTCTCTTACTAATGCCTTGAGCAATCTTGCTGAAACAGTTAAGTCTATGCAGGCTAACGTTGAAGCAATCACAAAGTCCCTTGAAACAGTTACAGGCGAAGTTAAGGCTGTAGCAAATGAGGTAAGCCAAGTAAAGGGAACTTTTAATGAGTTTGGAAAGCGAGTAGATCTTGTAGAAAAAGATACCGCATTCCGCAAGTCTGGCGATCTAGGCGAGATCGTACAGGAGTTTTCAGAAGTGAGAACTCAAAAATCCCTATGGGGCGGTCGTTTCCTCAAAAATGCCGACCTATTTAAATAAAAGGTATATTCACTAGGAGGTGAACAATATGTCGGAACAAGAAATCGTAAAGAATTACCCAGGCGCTCCAACTGTCGCACATCAACATGATGGTGATGGTTCTTTTGCTTCAGGTGGAATCGGTGGTGCAACAGCAACTAACCCAACCACAAGCAATATTGGTGCAAACCTTGGTAACATCGCAACTCCAAATTGGGGCGATACTGATGGCGCAAACGCTGTAAATCCAACTGGTACTCCAGGTGGTATTCTTTTGCCAGAGCAGGCTCGCCGCTTCATCGACTACGTGTGGGATGCAACAGTTCTCGCCAAGGATGGTCGTAGAGTTACAATGCGAGCAAACACCATGGAAATCGAAAAGGTTAACGTTGGTGAGCGTGTAATCCGTGCTGCTGCACAGGCAAGCAATGACTACACAAATACAGGTGCTACATTTCAATCATGGAAGGTTTTGTTTACAAAATCCAAAATGATGGAGAAGCACACGAAGCACTCGTAACTGTTACTGATGACAACTGGACAACAGAAGTCATGCAGGACATTATTCTTGCAATGCCACGTAAGTATCGTGCTGTCAAGCAGAACCTAAAGTTCTATGCTGGTACAGATGCTTTCCAAGGAATTGTTAAGAATAATGGTACACTCGCTGATGCTATTGCTGAAGCGTTTGCACCACGTACTGGCGGTACAGAGCGTAATCGTCAGCAATACCTTGATGGTGTTGGACAGACATTCGGTGGAGCACGTACAACTCGTGTTCTCGGTGTCGATGTTATGGAAGTACCTTATTACCCAGCAGATTATGTCGATTTGACATTCCCTGCAAACCGTGTTTGGGGCTTCCAGCGTGATATCACGGTAAACCGTGAGTACAAGCCAAAGAAGGATACAATTGAATACACAGTATTCGTCCGCTTTGGTATTCAATGGGAAGAGCAGGATGCAGTTGCTTACGCAGATGCAGCCGTTGACCCAACTGCATAGTTTGTAAAAACTAACCGATAAGGAGGGCAGGTAAAACTGTCCTCCTTTATCACATTAGGAGAACAAATGTCATATCCAGGAAGTCCAACAGTAGATCATCAACACAGTGGTGATGGATGTATTGCAGTTGGCGGTATAGGAACAATCATTAGTGGACCTAATGGAGTAATAACACAAAAATATGCTCTTGGTTGTATACCAACAGCAAACTTTGGAGAAAATGTAATTATCAGTGGAACTCCTTCTGGGGTGAAGAAACCACAAAGTTTATATAAATAGGCATTTCTGATATAATAGCAGTGGAGGATAAAATGGCAACAACAAAAGAAGTAGTAGAAAAATTCAATAAGATGACAGTACCACAATTAAAATCATATGCAAAGAAAAACGATATTGATGTATTTGGTGCAACAACAAAACTAGATTTACTAGAAGCAATTTTACCTTTTGTTCCTAGAGAAGATCATCAAGAAGTAAAGTCAGATACCGTTCAAGAAAAAATTGCGGTATTTTCAGAAAGAAACCTACATTGGAATGGCGTGGGGCAACTCCAAAGGGGTTATAATATTGTTACCAAGGAGGTATCCGAAAAATGGCTAAAGCATAAGGCAGTGCGACTAGCAAAGCCTGAAGAGGTAGCCAAACATTACGGTAAAGTATAATGCAGATCTTAAGACTCCCACCATATCCGCTCTCAATTACATATGATGTACCAGAGCCAAATACTGATTATATTTTGGTTATTAATGAGGGTACACGAAATGTAAATGATGTTACAGCAACTATAACATCTTCAGCAAGTTCTCAGATCACATATATTCTTCCAGACATGTTTAATACATACGACGAGTCATATGCGCTGACAATTTATGATGCTGTTTATACTACTGCGTCTACAAGCGCAGAAGAAGGCGATATTGTGGTTGAAGATAATCTAGAGATTATGCGACCATATGTAGATCCAAGCACACTTGGAACAACAGCAACAGAAATTAAAGATTATACATATTATGAGGGATTAGCAAGAGCAATTATTGATTCAATTGTTCCTGGAGGATTTTACTATGAAAGATCTTGGTATGAAACAATTGGAAATAATACAGACTTCATGCCAGTTTGGGATAGAACATATTTAATTTTGAAGGCATATGAAAATAATCAACTTGTTTGGGATTATGCGGACAATCCGCAAGCACAAGGAGATGGACAGTGGAACTACCTTTTAACAAAAGATAAAACTGCAATTATTAAAGACTGGACGCAACAATCAGATTCTTATATTCGTCAAGCAAGTTTTCCAAGAGGAGTACCACTAGCATACTCTGATTCCGTATATATGTATGACTCAGAAGATAGCCCAAACACAATTGCTGTAGCACCAGGAGTAACATTCCCTATGGGATGGAACTACTTGTTCCAATTGGCCACGGGATATAAAGTAGTCCCCTATGATATTAAAGATGCAATTCTAATGCTTATCGATGATTTAAAGTGTGGCAGATTAGAATATCATAAGAGATATATTACAAACTATTCAACAGATCAATTTAAAGTTCAAGTAGACAAAGGATCTTTCTTTGGAACAGGCAATCTTTTAGTTGATAAAATCTTGGAGAAATATATAACCAACTTTGGTTCACCTGGAGTATTATAATGAATACCTGTGAAACCACAGACTTTATATATCCAATGAAAGCGGATATCTATTATCCAATTATTACTCAAAATCAATATGGTCAACCAAATAAAGATTGGGTTTTTGATAGGACTGTAGTTTGTAATGCCACAACAGTAGGCGGGGCTGGAACTGATGAATTAAAGCCAGAAGTATTTTTACAATATGATGGTAAATTAGTTGCACGATCTAAATCAGATATTCGTATTTCTGGTGATGGAGTTAATAATGCAGTCAGCAATATCTTAGTTACTAATATTAGAAATGCATCTGACACATTGATATATAAAGAAACCGCTGGACCTAGAGTTGGTCGTGGAACCATATATGAAGTTGGTACAATCGAACCTTTTATAAATCCATTTGGCAATATTGAATATTATAGAATGCTATGGCGTAGAACAGAAAATCAGGCAGTAGGTGACTAATGAGGGTATCATTAACAGTCAATAACTTTGAAAAACAATTAATAAATATTGCAGAATATTCTCTTGGTTTTATAGATGGTGTTAATAAAGGCAAAAAAGTATTTTTAGATAATTTAGGTAAAACAACTATTGCGGCTCTTGGAATGTATATAGATTCTGAAGCAAGATCAAACAGAAGTGCTTTACACCATGTGTATGAATGGTATCAAACTGGAAGTCCATCTGCAAGATTATTTGATATTGATTATACTGTTAGTAATCTTGGACTATCTGTTGGCTCTACTTTTAGACAGTCTAGAACAATCCAGACAAATAGTAATACACCATTTTATAACAAAGCAAGAATTATGGAAAATGGTGTTCCAGTTACTATTAAACCAAAAGCGAATTCTGTTTTAAGATTTTATGAAGGTGGAGAAACCATTTTTGTTAAAAAGCCAATAACCGTAAGAAATCCTGGGGGAGAAGAAGTTCAAGGGTCTTTTGAAAGAGTTTTTGATCAGTTCATGCAAAGATATTTTACTCAAGGATTTTTAAGAGCAAGCGGGCTATTTGATTATATAAAAAAGCCTAAAATATTTAAGCAAAATTTTGCAGCAGGGGCAAGGCAGGGTAGATCAAAGGGCGTCTCCACTGGATATAAATGGATTACCAATGCCAAGATTGAGGTAGAATAAGATTATGCCGTATGTATCTAAATTAACAGACACATCTTTTCCACCTATATTTATAAATCAATATGTGGTAGAACAATTAAAAATGTTTGATATTTTAAGTGGGTTTGAACAAATGATTCCAATTTTTCCTACTACTCCAACAAATATAGAAGACGTATTTAAGAACTACGTGGGAGCACCTGGAGTAGATGATCCATTACTAATTCAGTATGAAAGATTGATTAGATTTAGACCAACTCCATTTTATAGACACAAAAGAGAGCAGGTAGTCTACTATCTTTATTGTACAGATCTAAGCAAG